CTAATTGTTCCGGCTTTTATTGGTCCGGAAAATGTAGTTGTTGCCATATTATCCTCCTAGTTTTTATGAACGTAGCCTCTAGGCCGTCGACTATACTCGTCTACGTTCTTAATTAATTGTATAGTGTTTTTATTATACCCAAAAAAAAGGGGCGCTACAAGAGCGCCCCTTAATAGATTTTTAGTAATCTAATTAAATAGATTACGCTGCTCCGCCAGTTCCGTAGATTCCTCTAGGGTCAGACCATCCGAAGACGTATCTTTCTCTAGCTTTGAATCTTACATTACCAGTGTCGAAATCTCCTTCGATAGCTGTCTTGATAGGTGCTCTAACAAAGTGTTTTAGACCGTTAGGTGCATCTGTTATCAAGAACCACGCATCACTGTCATTTAAGTAATGGTTAACGAAGTATCCTTCAGGAACCATTCCCATGTGCATTAATGCGTTGATATCATTGTCCGCAGTGCCAACTCTTTGAGGTGATTTCAAAATTCTTTCAGCTGTGAATTGATTTTCTTTTGGAATAATCATTCTTCTAGCTTGAATTGCAATTTTTAATCCTCTCTCGTCAACAAACGATGCAATGTCTATCATGCCTTGTTCTAATGAGGTTTCGGACAAGTCTGCAGCAGTAGCCAGCGTATTGCTGAACGTACTGTTGTTAGCAAGTGGGTGAGTAGTAACGCAAAGTGCGCTTCCGTCACCACCTGTGTAGCTAGCATTAAAAGCATTATTCAAAATCGCGGCAGCTTTCACTTGTTTAGTGTGTGCCATTGATCTTGCTAAAGCTCTTGTGTATCTACCAGCTAATCTGTCATATAGATTGTCTTCAATAGCTTCTTCAGTGATAGCAAAAGCGAGAGCAATTGTCTCGTTAGTGTATCTAGAAGTATAAACCTCAGTTGCATTGTCGTAAGTGACCATTGCACCTTCAGATTTAGTTGCTGCTCCAGCAAAGCCGGAAAGCATTACTTCTTCTTCGAAAGCTCTGTCAGACGATTCTGTCATGAAAATCGCTGCTGCTTCATTGTCGTATCGGTTATATTCAAGTCCAAATAGTGCATTCAGACCTGGTTCTAGTTCTTTAACTAGCTGTGCTCGTGATATTGCCATATGTCTATGCTCCTATTAGATTCCTGCACCTTTGTTACCGTAAAAGTGATTATTGATAACCACTAATGCTTTAACATTGCTTACAGTTTGATCTTCGTTGTCCGGATCTTGCGAAACGTCAATTACACGAACTGCTTGAGTCGTTTTAATATCGTTCGTAGATCTGTCCAACTGAACTTTGGATATACCTGTAGTCGTACTTCCTGTAACGTTTGTTACATCGAAGTTTTGAAAAATGAAAGTCGTATTCAGATCATCGTCAACATCAATCTTGAAAACTACGCTTGGGTCATCAACAACGAACGCTATAATGTCGCTCGCTGCAATGCCACCTGCATAATAATTACTCCAAGTTGGTTTGCTAGTAGTAGGATCTGTATAAAAACAACCATTAAAAACACCACAGATTCTTTCACCGTTTGCTGCAGTGTGACGAACTATTGTTCCTGTAGCTGCAGCTTGAACTGCATCTCCTTGGAAAATAGCTGTCGATTCGCTTGCCGCAATACGATATCTATTCTGAGCGTTAATAAAGGGACTTCCATCTATCTTACGAACTGGTTTCAGTCCGTAGGTTGATGATGTATTTGCCATCTTTATATCCTCCGTTGGCGATTTCTCGCCGGGTTAGTTTAAACGATTTTGGACTATAACTAATAAATTAGGTTTTTCGTCCGCCACCAAAAGTTACTCGAGACTGTCTATCAATATTGATAGGCATTCCCGGGTGTTGCTCCTTCATTAAATCGTTATCAACCGCGGTCATTGAATCTGCTGATATTCTTTTAAAATAATCAGCGCGCGATCTTGCGATCTCTTCAGGTATCCTTGCCAACACAAGGCCTCCAACCCCAATTAAACCAGCGTATTTTCCTTCATGAATAGTCGGGTATTCATTTTTGCCTAATTCACTTAACAGTGTTTCAGCTTTAAGAAATTCCCAACCTTCTCTAAGTCTTTTGGATACATTAGCTGAATCCATAAAACCCATACTCTCAGTTCTTATCCATCTCTGAACATAACCTTGAGGCGCCGCTGGCGCATCGAGACTAGATGGTGGCGTCCAGGGTTGATTACGTTTATCTTTATCTCTCTCCTGTGACGCGCGTGAGGTCTTTATTACTTCACTCGAGCTTTTTTTACTCATGCTTCCTCCTTCACGTATTTAGCGTATTCTTCTAGTGACACCCCTAATTTTTTAGCAATAGCCACCTGTGATTTGGTGAGTCTCACAGATCTGCGTCCTTGTTGAGTTCTACCAGCCGAAGCTACCGTTTGGACGGGTTTACGGGCTTCTGTTTTGGCCGTAGCAGTCTCTGACTCAAATTTATGAGGAAAATATTCCCTCATTTTGTCGTCAATCTGATTATAATACTCATCACTCTCGACATCAACCCCCCTGCTCACTAAATCTTCATGAACATTCCAGGCTGCTCCCGACATGATTCGATCATTACCAAACCACTCATTTGTCTGAGCCCAAGCTTGCGCTTTTTCACTTGGCTGCTGAAACTCTTCCGGCATTTGAGCCTGCATATTCCCTGCTTGTTCTACCGTTTTAGTTTCTTCTGCTTGTCTTTTTTTCAAAGCCTCGTGCTCAGCTAACTTTATTCTAGCTTTCTCTTTTTCAACAGCAAGTCTTGTGAGTTCATCAGTAGCTTCCATAATTTTATTTGGCTCCTGGGCTCCAATAGCTTCTGCCAACTTAGATTTAACTTGATCTCGTTGTGCATCTACTCTTGCGTCGAATTCTTTAAGATGACCTTCGCTAATTTCATCTAACTTGCCTTGGGAACTATCATATTTTTGTTGTAGTCCTTTAGCAAATTCAGTCGCAGCTTTTTCTCTTCTTTCTGCTTCTCTAGCTCTGTAAGTTAACTTGTCTATTCTTTTTTGAACACCTTCAGTATACTTACCAAGATCTTCTTTTGGTTTTTCTTCTTTAGGTGCTGGTTTAGTTTCTTCTACCGGATCTTCAATTTGTTCTACTTGAATTTTCGCCTTCTCATCGTCTTTATCATGAGAGGTATATCCTAAATCTACTTCACCAACATTTAGATTTACATCTTCCTTTGTCTCTTCCTTTTTTTCTGGTTCTTTGACTTCGACTGTTTCTGCTTTCGCATCGTCTGTGTCTAGTTCCACTTCATCAGTTTTGACATTTGGTTCTGCCATTGTTTCCTCCTAGTATAAGTGAAGAATGTCTTCGGGTTTATTAATCTTGGCAATGATTTCATCATCATTTAAAATACGATGCTCACCAAATTTCGTTTGAAATCTGGAACCTGAATATCGTCCATAAACAACAAATTCACCTTCTTTGCACCAAGGGCCTGTTGGAAATTTTTCTTTATCTTTGTAACAAAGATCTCCCATACGAATCACTAATCCAACGACTGTTGTCATTTGAATAGTTTCGTGAGTTGTATCAGAAAGTATAATTCCACCCTTAGTCTTTTTCTTACCAGACCAAGGACGCACTAGCATTCTATAACCAACAGGCTTTGGTAAAGTATCAATATACTTACCGACACCTTCCGCATCTGTGGGTATCGGGTTGCCTTCTTCTTTGTCTGCAGCGTCTAATATAGGCTTGATTAAGCCTTTAGGTTTGATTAATTGTTGTGTCACCGTCGTCATCCTCCTTTTGCAGGTCTTTAAGATCCTGAAGCACTGCGTCATATGCAGTGAGTTGTCCTCTACTATAGTTCACTTTCTCTATCGTGTCTACACCATAGCATAGATGTTCTTTAACAGCGTCCCTATTCTTATTAATTCTTTTTTTGATAATTTCTACTGAGTATGGATCAAGCATGTCGTTCTAGCATTATCTTGTTTTCTCCAGCTTCTTTTGTCTTAAAATCAAAATAAGTTAAAGCAAAAGCAATCTGGTCCATTGCATATTTAGGATAATCATCAAATACAAATCTTGTTCCTTTGACCGATCTATTAGCAAAAAATATAGCTTCAGTTAATACATCTTTAGTCATATGAGGACCATCAAAATGAACAAAATGATAAGGTTGAGTCCAATAAAATTCAGACATAAATTGAACATCCGTCATATTTTTAAAGTCAAATTCTTTATAATCTTTAAAATCTTTGACCATTTGTTGCCTCATTTCTTCTGTGTAATCACAGATATAAGCAGGTGTATTATCGTAATGCTGATATTTAAGATTATTGTAAGGATCTATTCCAATATGTTTATATTCTTTGTCTTTTAAACGTTCTTTAAAACAATCCATTATTATTTTAGAACCAAGTCCTTCACGAACTCCTATTTCACAAGTTAATATTCTATTTGAAGTATCCAAAAGAGGAGCTGTTTCACACCAATCTCGTAATAGATTGTATTCAGTACTATCGCCTTTAATCATAGATTAAAGCTTTATAATACTAATTTTAAGTACTGTCTACTTCTTTCCGTTTCTGAAGATCTGAGTTCCCTTAATACCAAAAATACTCGCGCAGACAAGGATCCATAAATTTGTAAACCAGCTCGGCAGTGCCTGGAAATGCTCGAAGAAAGTTTTTATTTTCTCCATAGCGGCCGGATCGTCCGACCAGACCCCCCAGGCCAAAATTATGATCGGGAGTGTCAAAATCGCCAACACTACCTCGTCCTTATAATCTGCTTGACGGGCCTCTAAAAGTTTGCCCTGGTAAGATTCCTCTCCTCGGGCCATCTTCTCTGCATGCATCAATTGTGCATCAGACATAGCCATCTTAGTCTTCTGACGGTTGGAATAAATTTTACTTCCAGCTTGCAAAGCTATTTTTGCTAAACTAAACCAAGCCATTATTTAACTCCTTTAAATTTTGTTCCTCTAATAGCACATCCGCCACCTCGTGAAAATAACACCGGTGGTACTTGTGGATTAGGTCCTCTTTTTGGTGGTGGTCCTTTTCGAACTCCTCCTCCTGTGTCATAACCTTTACCTGTTAAGTAATCACTATTTTCTGGATAAAGTTGCCAAGTAGATTTTGGTGTAGTAGACGCGGGGGCGGCGGGGGTTACGGCAGGAGTAGATGTTGCTTGTGGTGGACATGGAGGCATAGTTCCATCTGGACATCTTTGCCCATCTCCATCTCCATCTCCTGTAGGAGTTTTATCTTGAAAAGGTCCATAACCTGCTGTTTTTAAAAAATCTTTTCCGGCATCGCTCATTACATCAAGAGTTCTTGATTTTGGATCTTTATTAAATTGATTTCCAATATAATAATCTCTGTATAAACCTTCTTTTCGTGCAAACTTCTCTCTTTTTTTCTTATTATACTTAGTTGCATAAGGACCTATTATAGTGTCAGCTAACCACAGAGCGCCTGTGACAGGACTTGTGACTTTTATCTTAGATTTATATTTTTCCGGTTTTCCATCACTGGTAGTAGTTACAGTTTTTTTAGTTGTTTGAGTAGTACCATTACCACCATTACCAGACCAGTGTGATTTAGTCGCTGGGTTTTTGGTTGGATTATAAGATTGACTAGGGTGGCCAGGACTTACTTGGTTAGAGTCTCCCCGATTACTCTTCATTCCGCCACCATTAAACTTTCTAACTTTAGCCATTATTTTTTCTTACCTCGTTCTTTCGTTCTACGATCTTCAGCAGTACGCTTCATTCTTTCAGTTTGAAGTTTAGCTTCTGCTATATCTCGTGTTTGCTGAAGTTTTTCTTCAGCTATTCTAATTCTTTCGCCTGCTTGATCTTCAACGCTTTCTAACTTCATTTTTTGAATATCAATCGTTTCGTCAAACTGTTCTTCTTTCATGTCAAGATCAGCACCCTTCTCTGTTACTTTACGCTGCATATCCATAGCTTTCAAGTCTAGCTCTCTTTGTTTCAAAGCAACTAAGGGATCTTGCTGTTTTGTTAATTGTTCCGTTTTTACTAATTCCTCTGTAATTTGTGCTACTCTTTGAGCAATCATTCCTTCAATTCTAATTTGTGCTCCTTCAGGATCTGATTTCATCAGTTCTTGTAATTGAGGATCGTCTTGAAGTTGAGCCCCCACTTCTCCTTGAGCTTTTAAACTAATGTGATGAGAAATATGACTTTGTAAGTTAGCATAAACCATGGGATTTATTTGAACCATTCGTGATTGCATAAAAGCTGCGTGTGTTGCAATGTGTGCGTCTTGATCCTGTTGAGGAAATGCGTGAGGCAGTTGCATTTTTAAAGCTTCTGCATTTTCAATTGCAGGGTCTTTAGGCACAACTGGTGGTTCTGGTTTTAAAATTTTATCAATTTCTCGAGTCCCTAAAGCTTCGTATAGTCTTCTATACGACTCTCTAAGGTTGTGCATACCTGGATTAGACATAGCAATCTTTAATTGCTCGTTTGCAAGAGTAACTCTTTGAGTTAAACTGTAAATATTAGGGTCTGCAACGGGAATTACATCTACTCTTTCATCAAAATCTTGTGTTTTTACCATTCTGTTCGCACCATAAACTGCATAAGGATAAACTGGAGGTAAATAGGTACCAAAAATAGATGCTAAAAGTTTAAATTCTTGTCTCATAGCGTTGTAACAACGTTTATGAATCGCTGTCATAACTCTTGAACCACGTTCTAAGAGTGCCATTGTAGTTCCAACAGCTCTATTTTGAGAATCTTGGCCAACGGACATATCAGTAATAGCTGCAAATCTTTGTCCCGCACCTACAACAAATCCTAAAAGTTGAAAAAGGGTTGCTGAAGGTTCTTTAAAAGGTAAAATTTGAAATTGATCCTTAATATTTCCACCTGGAGCGTCTACATCTCTAAATTCTCCAGGTGCAAATGGTTGATCATCGTCTCTAATTCGAATTCCTCTAGATTTAAACCCTGCTGGAAGGTTACTTAGAGTTCCTGCGTCCAATAGTTGTCTTAAAGCTTGAGTTGCCGTTCGAGATAAGCCACCAATCATGTGAATTAACCCAAAACCATAAAATCCTAAGCCTGGACAAAATTTATAATGATTAAAATATTCAATTCTGTTGTGTAAGGGATCATCTGGCTTATAATTTCTGTAAACTGATAAGACTTCAGCTGATCCCTCGTCTATGGTAACTATATAAGGGATCTTAACTTGTTTTTCGGCATTATGAATTTCAAATTCTTCTAAATTTAAATCCACATGCATTTCTAAAATATTAAAATTAGTGGGTCTATCGGCAGTTGGTGAAATACCTTCTAATTCATCATATTTTTTTTGAATTTCGTCGTGTTTAGGTTGTGATGGTTTAAGTTCAATGTCTCTATAGAAACCTGCTTTTTGTCTTTTAATAATATCATTCTCACTCATTCTCACTACATGAGAAATTCTTTCACAACTTAAGAGATCGGTTGCGAAATAAGGAACCACTAAATCTTCAGCTGGAACAAATTTTGCTACAGCCCTTTCCATTACTTCATCATAATAAATTTTTTTAAAAGCAGAGCCTGCTAATGGAAGATAAAATAAAAGTTGGTCCATCTCTGGAGTGTACTCTTCCATTTTTTCTGTAAGCATATAGTTCATGAAGTCTTGAACTCTATTTGCTTGTTTTTGTATCTCTTGAGTTTCTTCTCCTACAATCTTACATCTGACTGGACCATCAGACGGAAGTAATTCTTTAAACGCTTGTGCTTGAAATTGCGTGACTGCTTCTGCAAGTAATGGGTGAGTAACATTAGCCGACCCTCTAAATGGTCGAGTCATTTCAGTAAATTTAAATCCTAAAAGATCCAACCCATTTTTATAGGTTGTCTCCCAGTCTTTTCTACTAACTTTGTCTTTTTTATATTCGGTAATAAGTGTATTAGCCATTCGCTGAAGAGTACGGACATCCATATCTTCCGCAAGATTAGCGTAGAAGTTGTCAGGGTTTTCGTCTGTCTCATCTCCCATTTCAACCGGCTCATCGCTCGGTCTTTCAACTTCTACAGCAATCTCTTCTTCTGTCGTTGGGTCTTCGTCCTCAACGATCGGATTTTGTCTCTCCACATCGGCCATAATTACCAAGTTCTAGTTTTAAGCGTACCATTCAATTTAGTTGCAATTTGAACTTCTCCACCTTGAGTAACATAAGGGTTGTCCGGATTAGAGCCTCGAGTTCGTACTTGAGTACCGTGTCTAGCTTTAATCAGTTTACCTTTTTTAGCCGCATCCATTCCAGGCATTACTTCGTGAGTAGTACCTTTAACAGCTGCACCTGTTCCTCTAGTTTGTGATTTAACTAAGTCACCTTGGTACATTCTAGGCCAAGGCGTATTACTCCACCAGTCCTTAATTTTTTTTTTCCAGCCCCCATCACCAGACATGTGGTCCATGCTTCCACCAACATCACCTAGCATAGATGGTTTTCTAAAATGTTTAGCGCCATGTATTGCTGAAGCAATACTTGCATCTCCACCAATTTGTTTAATTGGTGTTTTTCCATATGTATGCTTCAAATAAGAACGCCAACCTTTTTTTCCTGCCATGGCTTTTGACATGCCATAGGCAGCGCCGGCTGCAATTGCAGCTTTAGCGATTTTTTTTAATAGCTTTTTTGCCATGATATATATCTCCTTATAGTTTATAAACTGCTACTATATTACCATTTAAATAAGTCGACTACTAGCCCACCTTCTTTCTTGTAAAGCTTGAAAGGCTTTTCTAGCATATCTGGGGTAATTTTCAAACCAAAGGCTTCAGAATATAATCTTGGATCATTAGCTTCTAATTTGAGTATTTTAGCATTACTCACACCACTAATTTCCTTTAGATAATATTTAGCTTCTACCTCGGTTTTAAAAGCAATCAAATGTTCGTCTATAGGCTTTCTAAAACCTAACATTCTTGCATCAGTACCTGTTCTCGCACTATGGGATACTACAATTTTCCACGGCAGATCAGGATCTGATTTAGAAATCATAATAGGTCTTGCCTCAGAATTATATTGTTTAGCCAGCTTAATCATTCTCTCAGGTAAAACTGCTGTTTTCTGATAAGGAGTTGGAATAGCTTTGTTTTGTTTTTTAGAAAAAGCTTTTACTCCTTGAAGGCCCGCTTTACCTGTCGCTGTTCCATAAAATTCAAAGTCTCCCAGTTTACCAATTGCTCCTGCTTGTTTGTCGGCTCTTTTAAAAGCGTGTAATCTTTCAACAGGATGAATAGCAATCCATTTCACTCCATCATCCGCTGCACTTTTTGCTAAGTGTTTAATTAAATGATCTCCCCACACATCTCTTTCCATCATCGGTAAAAAGGGAATAGTATTATCCGATCGGTTAGAAACTTTTTGGGCAATGTTAGATGCATTAACAGTATTCTTTCTTAACTCATCCCCCAGTTCTCTTAGTCTTCTAAGTTCCATTCTATCGGCATACGTTGGCATTGGCTTATTATAAATAACTTTCATTTTATTCCAAATATTATCTAGAGCTGCACTTGCCTGACCAAATTCTGCTTCCGTATTAAAAGGATTAATTCTTTTTTTATCAGGATATCTTTTCATTGCATCATATGCTTTCTGGTGCACATCGGATTGGGCCTCATGTAAAACATAGGCTTTATTTCTTTCCGATCCCGAAACAGTTCTTAAACCATAACGCGCGTGATAGATTTGATTATTTAATATTTTTCCAGCCACCTTATCTTCATAATGTTGAGGGGAAACATTTCTTCCATAAGGAATTTGTTTAGGATAATAAATTACATCTTCAATATATTTTTCATCCCCATGCATCGCATAAGTTTTATTCTCTCCTACTCCATACTTTGGAGATTGACCTAATTTAGTTTCAGCAGCTAATTTTCTTTGAACTGTTAATATCTTACGCTGTAAATCCATTGCCTCGTCCACTCCTTTAATAGGAGCCAATCCTGCCGCGTTTATCTCACTTTCAATTTTTGGAATTAATTCTTTTACTTTACCTATCTGGTTTGCTACATCGTCCACATTAGACTTTATATAATCCGCCTGCGAAAAATTTTGTCTTGCACTCGTATTTATTTGAGCCATATTAAGTTGAAGATCATCCATACGAGATTGAAGTTTATTTAAAATCTCGTTTTTATCTGTAAAGAATTTATTACCTGCGCCTACTGTTCCACCTGGAGGCGGTTGTTGAATTGATATTTTATTATAAAATCTTTTTAGTAATTGTTGTGCATCAATTACGATAGGCTCTACTAATTGTGGGGCATCATTTACATATTCAAATCTTTTAACTCTTAAATTAACCGAAGGTGAATTAATAACTATTTTAAGTAAATCGGTTTTAGCTACACTCATATTGGCTTGTTCAGCCGTTTTTAAAAAGCCACCTATTAATTCATCTTTAGGTCCAAAGACCGCAATGTTGGCATCGTCTAATTCTCTTCTTGAAACGTTCATTCTGATATTTTGAAACCCTGGTTGGTTACTTTTAAAATTAGCCAACGTGTCACTCTTTCTTAATTGATTAACCCATTCTTTAGCGGGTAAGGGTTTCTTTGCTGGGTGTTGTGCAATCCAGTCATAAAGTGAAGAACCAAATCTTCCTTTTCCTGAACCTTGGGATAAGGGTAGTTTCATAGACTTCGCTTGAATTAAATCTAACGAAGCTCGATAATCATTTGCGTGTTTAACCGCCGGGGGTGTTTTAGAAATAAGTTCCATTGATTGAGCCGTGGGTGTTTGGGCCGTGGCTATGGTTTCATTAATCTTATCTAAGGGTTTAGGTACCTGTGATTGAAGTGGTGGTTTAGGTGCAATTGATTTAGAAATTTTAAATAATTCTCTTAAGAAAGGAATTCGTCTTCTACCTAAGTATGCAGCGCCCCCGACTAACGCACCAATGCCCAAGGCTCCCGGAACCCCCGATGGTTTATAGGGTTTGAATTCTTCGTATTCTTTTTTAGCCATTATAATAAATCCTTATCAACATTCTTTCCAATTACTATTTCACCGCCATCATTAAGAGTTGTAGGAAATTCATACTTAATACTCCATGGGTTTTCAATGTCGGGAACACCTATATATTCCGTAGTAACTGGTAGAGTTTTTACGGTATTAATAATCTTAGAGCCTTTAAGAGTTTTAGAAGTACCTAAAAGAGTTTTAGAAGTACCTAAACGACTTGCCCCATATAGTGCAGCTCCTGTAAGAGCAAGTTTACCTAATTTTTTTATTCTTTTTTTAAATCTAGACATTATAATAAACTCCTATCCACATTCTTTCCAATGGTAACTTCACCACCAGTACTATGTTTGGTTGCACTTTTAGATTTAATTTTATTTATGTAAGTTTCTAGTTTAGTATAATCTTTAAAAAGCTTATCTAATTTGCTTTGAGTAGCAGGTTTGTTATATGCTTGGAATTTTTCAATATGTCTCCACTTACTTGCTTTACCCCAAACCAAAGGCATTGCTTTTCTATTATGTTTTAATGCTATCCTTGAGTGTTTTTGAACTTTTGTCTTTAAACCCTGAGCAATAGTTAATTTTCTTAAATCATCAGGTTTAATTTTAGTTACTCCTAACGAAGTTAGTTGTGGAGTTTTAATATACTTAGGATCTTGTTTTAATTTTAATCTAGACCGCGTGTGCATTTTATGCCCAGCTGTTTCTTTTTTAAATAGTTTAAAGCCTCTTTTAATTGCTTTAGTTAATAAGCCTCCTTTTAACTTCTTTTTAATTTTTCTTTTCTTTCTTCCTAGTAGAATACGCATACTTTTGTTAACTGATGCCCTATCTTGTCCCATGTGCACTCCACCATACATCCTATGCATTTCTTCTCCCCAGGTTTCTCTAGAACCAACATAAGGCATTCTTTTTACAATAGCACCAAAACCTCCAGGATTAACTTTCATTGTTCGACCACTTATTCCATAATGAGTTCCTATTTGAGTTTTAATTTCTATTCCTGAATGAGTTGTAGGTTTTTGTTTGAAGTTATATTTGGCGTCTGTTTTTTTACCTTTTACTTGAATATTATATCTGGATAAAGATTTATTTAATTTACTTGCCCTTCTACTATGTAATTTTTTTCTAACATTTTTTGGTAAATTAAGTAAAGGAGATTTCTTTTTTAATCCCGCATCAGTAATATATGACTGAAGAGTAGAAGTACTTAGTTTCGTTCCACGCTTCGTTGTCGCGCCTCTCGCTAAAGCTTTTTTAGCTCTTTTTGCTGAACGAGCTTTTCTACCTGCCTTTAATAAAACTCCAGCAAAAGTTTTTACTGTCATAACAAATCCTTATCTACATTCTTACCAATAACAATTTCTCCACCATCTACTCTATTGAGAACCTGTCCTTTATTATTAATTTTAAGTTTAAATTTTTTAATAAGTTCTTTTTTCGAAGCATCATAAGCTGAATGTTTACTTAAGCCTGCCGCTTGGTTCTCTCCATAAATCTTTTCAAATATCTTTTGGGCCCGCTTTTTTACTCTTGCTTTTTTAAACGCAAGGTTTAATAGGGGAGTTCCAAATCTAGTAAATACAGACATAATTAATAATACACTATTCTTAATCCTTTGTTTTTCTTCTCTTCCTCTTCCCAATCTGAGTAAGTAGAAACAAAAGAACCTTGTCGGTATCTTAACATAGCTTGGGTGGTACTATCTACATAGTCGTCATTTGCGCCGTGAGGGAAAGCAGCACATTCCTCGATTACTTCATAGGCAAATCGCTCTCCTTCCGGATAAAAGACTTGTCCTGATTCAAACATAGGGGCACACGCATTAACCCTGGTATGCTTGTCTTTTCCTTTCGATGGAACGAAATCTATAACAGGAATACCCATTCGCCTAAACTCTTGAGTGAGTGGTTGGCCCGTGGCTTTTTGTTCGATAACCACAGATTCAGGTTCCCAGTATTTATATTGATCTAACGCGACTACTTTTAATTCAGGAAAGTCCCACTTACCACGGACCGCGTCTAATAAAATAATAGCTTCGGGTTCATCCTCGAAAGGTTTAAATATTCCCCATGTGGTAATAGCTGAATAGTCGGCTGTTTCCTGTTTAGAGAATGCAGTGTCATAAGATTGGATAACATGTTTTAAAGTGGGCAATCCCCCTTTCCATACTTGCCACCAATCTCTTTTAATGATTGCTCCTTCTTCTGATGTAGGCTCTTGCATATATTGAGCCGACCAATTTCTAATTGTTAAGGAAGCTTTTACTTTTTCTAATTCTTCAAACGACCAATACTCTGGCCATACCGGATCCCCACTCGGCATAATTGCAGGAAAGGAAATTTGTTTCCACCTATCTGCTTTAGGTTCTTTTTGAGCTTTGATTAAACGACCAGTCAAATCATCTTCTGCCCAACGAGTCATAACTAATACAATCGAACCACCGGGTTGCAAACGCTGTCTGGGTCCAGATGTATACCAGTCATATGCACGCCCCATGGCCCCCTCGGACAAAGAATCCTGCTCTGTGTGTGGGTCGTCAATTATCAACAGATCCGCACCACGTCCAGTAATTGCTCCTCCTACTCCAGCTGCGAAATATTCGCCACCATGATTGGTCTCCCACTTACCTTTGGCCTTTGCGTCTTCTCTGAGTCTAACATCTCCAAAGATCTGTGCATACTCCGGTGATGCTAGTAAATTTCTAACCTTACTACCAAACCTAGTAGCTAATTCTGTATTGTGGGAAACTTGCATAAGTTTCATTTTAGGATTTCTTCCCATCATCCACGCAGGAAAATAAACAGAAGCAAATTCCGATTTTGTATGTCTAGGAGGCATATTAACAATTAATCTTCCTTTATTATCATTCGATATTTTTGTAAATTCATTGGCAATGATTTGATGATGGCCCCATCGAGAGGAATCATTAGTTTTTCTAAATATAAAGTCTGGCCATACTTCTTTAACAAAATATAGAAAATTATCTTGGCAAAGCTTGATATGTTGTAACCAGGTCTTCTCTACACGGTCTCTTAATTGTTCGGTTGATAGTAAATCAGTATTCATTTTCCTAGACTTTTAAAATTTTTAAAAAATTTTTTATAGGAGTCCCATAAGTATTTGGGGCCCCGTACGTGTTTCTAACTCGCTTAAAGTTCACGCGTTGTTGTTCAACTCGTGGTTGTACGCGATACCAGATATTGTAGGTCATCAATCTTATTTGTACTACATATTGAGCCTTCTATCAACTGAAGGTGTGGATCACAGGTGTCGGGCAGGTGAAGTTCAGGTGGTTGAGATGGTAGGTGAGATGGTAGCCACGCGTGGTTAAACGCGTGGCTAATAGTAATTATTCAGTCGGTAATATCTGTTTAATTACTGGCTTAAGATTAGTTAAAAGTTTTTCTTTTAACTTAACAACGATAGGGTCATCAGGATATTCTAAAAGAATTTCCTCAACTGAACTTTCAACCATTTTATATAATAGTTGATAGTTAATCTTTTTTTCTATCGGTGTTTGTACTGTTGGGCGTTCAACTTCACGCCCAACATTATTAGTTGTCAGGTCAGTACCTAACAAAGTTATTAAACTATTGGGCATTAACTATCTCAATAGGTTTAACATCTACTTTGATTTCAACACTTTCACTATCTACTAAATAACTAGCATATAGTTTAGGGTTTTGCTCTTTGAATTTAGCAAGATTAAATCTCTTACTATTTCTTTGAACTCTTTGAGCATAACCCTCATACTTATCTAAACCAACTAACATAATCGCATTGGTTTTTTCAAAGTAAGGAAGTATTTCACTTTTAATTAAATCTTTTTGTTTAGTTAAAGATTTAATCTGTTGTTTTATTAAACCATAATTAAGAATAGTTGTCTTAACTTTTTTGTCTATTCTTAAACTAGGTTTAGTTTTTGTCTTTGTCATAAACACTCCTTTTGTTTTTTATTTAGACAATGACAAATCTATATCTTATCAAGATAGGATACAAGAATTATTTTAACTTTTTTATTCACACAACCTATAGTTGTATCAGTCTTCTGCACCAACTGTGCTGGGTGGGTGGCACATAGTTTATTTAATAAACACCCAACCCCGCCACGCACGAGGCGAGGCGAGGCAAGGCACACTATCCCCCCTAGTGTCTTGTATGTTCTTTATCATCTTTGAACAAATTCGAGAATCGACCAACCGACACATCAGCTTTTGTGGTTTGATAATCTCCGCCCCCCGTCAATTTATTATCTTCTATATCTTTTATAGTCATAATATTTTGCGTAGGGTCAGATGTGCAGATGATTAGCTTTTCCTCTCTGTCAGGGTGTTCAGACGGCATACCGTCTTGCTCACGGTCGTAGGGCTTTTTCTGTTTAACCACCCAAGTTTCCGAGACAAACGAATAGTATGGCGAGGACATATCTTTCAACATACCTTGAATGAGAGGCGCCATAATATCTTTCGAGAATGTTGTTGTGAACTCACAAATGATATGCAACGCACCGTAGCGAGACGATTTATCTTCATCAATTACTAAATCAGCTTTTGCACCCGATTCGAGAAACATCTTAAATCTGTCATTGATGAGTGTTCTATCAAACGGCAGTAGGAATAGTGCTGGTGTGTCGTGCTTGTTTTCTTTACTAAACTGAAATAAATCTAGCGCAGTCCAGCAACCGAGAGAGTGCATATCGTTTATGCTCTCTATTGGTTTTTTTAATGGAACAATCTTACTATATTTAATAGGCATTTGTTTCAATAGTTCTTCTTTAAAGTCATCAAACATATATTTTCTCCTTTTGTATTGTCTTATCATATCCCAAATCATTTGCAACAACAAAAAACGAAGAATAATTGTACTACCTATTTTCTACCAATTTTTCACACTCCTCGAGAGTATATTGATTGCTTTTAAATGATCTGTCTCTTTCAATGTGCAGCCCGAAGGGAGGCACCTTTAAATTTTCAAGTTCATTCATTGAAATGCCCCCGAGATCCCAATCCGAGATCTTAGCCCCACCGAACGCCATATTGTTTTCGGGATTTAATTCTGTAAGAAACCAAAACCCTCTGCCCGTAGGATTGAACAACTTCACAACGGCCTTAAAACTTTTCTGTCCCTGCGCCACCTCATTCTCTTTGAAGTTTTTGATTAGTTTTTCTCTAATCTCTTTTGTAAGTAATAACATTTTTTTCATAACTCTCCTTTTCCATCTGTCTTATCATATCCCACACCTAATGCAACAAAAAAATAAAGAAACAATTTTGCTAATTAAACCTGTCTGGAAGCTGCTGCCACCAGCTCCGGAGGGAGTCCATGCTATTTACCAACCGCGCGCGAAGCGAGCGAGGCGAGCGACGCGAGAAGCCAGTCTAGAATGATTCTAAAGTAGACACATGCCGATGGCGCACAGCCACATGGCGTGGTATGGGTAAAAGAATGCAAATACCAGCAACAGGGAAATCACCAGCATCACGCTGCTTCCCGCTGCCCCAGGATCTCCTGGGCCCTGACCTCGACGGCCCACCAAACGAGGTTGTTCTTAAACTGACGTAATGAGTGGGCATCACGTGTTACCTGTTGTACCTTTTCACCAAGCTTCATACCTTCCTCCTCTGCGTAATCCTCCAGCTGCTCGAAGATCTCTTCCTCGTGTGCTGCATAGAACGCTACCGTTTCGTTGTAGTAAATTATACCGGGGACTCCGCCCTGGCATCCGTGGTGCGCGATGTCCTTGATCAGTGTTGAACCGGCGCCTTCTTCTTTTTCTTTGGCCAAAAGCCATTCTTGTATTTTCATTTGTTTCTCCTTTTTAGTTATATGTGGCTTCCGGTAGGTCTCACCCGGAATTATATCTAACGCATGTCGCGCATAGCGTCCAAGACCAATGGGCCACTCGGCTCACCAGCCTGGCTTCCGGTCTCCCTTCGGCCCGACTGTGATGGTGGCATTGTGAAAGTTAATCCATCCGTAACGCATATGCATGCCCCCGTGAGCTTCAGGTATATATATCCCATCTTTCTGGGAAGTCAAGCCCTAAATGAATTATTTTTGACAGCAGGAGCTGCCTGAGTCTGGATCCAGTAGTTTAGTTGGAAGCCCCAAGCACCAGCTTGGTACGAGGCGAGGCGCGAGAACGAAAGGAAAAAGTTAACAAAATAAAATTCCCACGCCTCAACACAAACATTACTTCAGGGTACGAGCTGTGTCCACCCCCCGTGCGAAGCACAGGTGAGCTGCAGATGCTGTTTAGTTTAAAGAAACGAGGCGAGTGGGACGAGGCGAGACGAGACGAGAACAGGGATCAGTTTTGGATGATGCCCAGACCATACCTGTGCATTTAATACTATTGTATGTCTCGTCCAAATCTGATTCCCGCGCGAAGACTGATCCGAATAACTCCGTCGCTTCGCTGATCAGTCGTGTAGCCGTTCCAAAAAGGTTGCCTATCTCTAGAGTGCTTCCCTCTATCGCTACTTATCACACGCCTTCCTTTATAGCATCTGATCAATTCCATGTTGCGTCCAAAGTCTGGTTCCTAGGGGCTTTGCGACCCCGTGGCTACATCTTGGTTTCCATATATCATTTTCCAATGGACCAGCCACAACACGGCATTCTCTATATAAGATATCGTGGGATAAATGTCAAGCCCTAAATTTTCCCGAAGCACGCCTGGTTCAGGCAGCTCCTGATGGGCTCATGAGTTTAGTTCCCACGCGCCTTTCAAACGAGGCGAGGCGAGACGAGAAGCGTGAGCTTCACCAGCATCCTGCTTCAGGCTGCCCTTCCGGGGCCCGGTGTAGTTTAGTTAACGAAGGCGCGCGGGAAACGAGGCGAGAACGAGGACGAGCAAACCAGAACCAGTTCAGGTTCTGGAGGCAGCTGGTCCCAGGGCCCGGAGAATTAGTTTACGTAATCCGGCTTCAGTATCCGAGGCAACCGAGACGAGGCCCACGGATCCCCTTCCCTTAATCTCTAGAAGTTTAAGGGCTCGGTGCTTGACCCCCGAGCCCAAGATATACGCTGTGCCACCATTTTTCAAATGCGTCAAATGCCAATTGATTTGCCACTTGCTCAGACCATAATTCTTGAGATCGTTTGATTTAAGTTCTAACCAAACCGTACGACCTTTATACAAAATATAAACATCCGGTATTCCGTTAATTGTATTAGATTCTATGCGGAAAATTTGTGCATCCAGCTTTAATTTTTTTATTCGTTGCCAAAGTTTTGATTCTCTTTTTTGTGCCACGCGAAACAAATCAAGTTTTAATTTTTTTAATCTTTACAACTACTGAATTTGGTATGATTGTAGTGTTACCAATCTCCTCAATTTCTTCCGGGTCAGAATTAGATTTAACTGAAAAATCTCCAAATATTCTAGTCATACCCTTAGCTTGAGATAATAAATGTCCCTTAGTTACACAAATAGGGAGCTGAGCTTTTATCAAATGAGTTGTACTTTGCCAACTTGAATCACTAACAATATCTCTCCAATGAACCTCTACCATAGGATAACGATCAATCTCTACTCTAGCTCTTTTGTTTATATTAATTCTCTTCTTCATCTATCCTCACCGATACTAATCCCACAGTAGTAGTCATGTGGGAATTATGTACTTCGTTAAACACCTCAAAGAATTTACTGGGGTCAGCCAGCAACTTCTTTTGGCGTAACGTTAATGACCTCTTTACCTTCCCCGATTTTATTCTCGAGTTCGGATAATCTTTTCTCCAACGCTTCACGACTCATACCCTCCAGACCTGTGTGTTTAATTTCCTTCCTGTCTACAAAGAATCCGGCCATCTGACCTTTTCTAAATAAAGCATTAATCGCTGCCGTGTATTGGCCGGCTTTAGCCGCCCGATCGCCTAAATCTTCATACTTTTTATAATCAACCAATTTATCTTTTTCATATTTTTGTAATTCCTGTTGTAATCTTTTTTCTAAGTATCTACACACATGTGGATTTTGAGCCGGGTTAGTTAGCCTGCTTGCTGTCTCAGTTGGTCCTTCGGCTTTTTTAGATGTATATCCAGCCCGTTGAGCTGCTTCAACCTTGGAAATCTTCCCCCAATGAGCAACCAATATATCTACAAACGTCCTCTGTTTAGGAGTCAATTCAATAGTAGTCTTCATTACATTCTTTTTTGCTGGCATATACCCTCACTATAGCACAAAATATTTTTTAAGAAATATTTCTATTTTTTCCCCGTAAGAGACTAGGTTTTTACCTATTTTTTCTTACTTTTTAAGAATTTTTCTTAAAACTTTTCTTAAAGAAAGTGAGTATTTAAGCCATTTTCTTAATTTCTTAGTAGTTTTGACTAAAACTTTTTTTTATTTTTTTTATTTGTATAGAGAGGGTATAGGGGAAATTAAGAATTGACAAACTATCTGGGGTATACTTGAAATTTTAAATAAATTGATTATACTAAGAGTATGGGTGCCATTAAGGGCCCATTTTATTAACTGTCTAAACACGGAGGTTAAATGACACTCAATAAATTACCATCAATCTTTAATCAATTAAGACCTGTTTCGGTAGGTTTCGACAATATTTTCGATCATTTTGAAAGCATGTTCGACGATAACGACGAATTCTTTCGTACACCAACGTCTACATTT